CTAAATAAGATGTGCTGAATCCATTATTCAATACGTTAGCCGCAGTTACCTGCTTTGTATTCGCCATAGATCTAGCTAATGCTTTTGTATATCTAGACGCTAGTCTGTCATACAAGTTATCCTCGATCGCTTCTTCAGTGATCGCGAATGCAAGAGCTATAGTGTTGTGCGTATATCTAGCAGTGAAAGTTTCTTGTGCCTGATCGTAGTTGACACCGGATCCTTCAGCTTTAATGGCAGCGTTGCCGAAACCTGATAACATAACTTCTTCTTCAAAAGCTCTGTCAGAAGTTTCTTTGATGAAGATTTCTTCATGCTCGCTGTCATAACGTTTATATTCAAGTCCAAACAGTGCGTTTAAACCTGGTTCTAGTTCTTTAACTAGTTGTGATCTTGAGATAGCCATAGTTTATATTCTCCTGTTATAGTAATTGATGACTCTTCGAAACTCTAACAATGAAATCTTCATTTGTTACAGCTTCCTCGTTACCTATGAATGGTGAAGTATTCACCACAGTCACTTGACCAGCACTTGCCGCTGCTGAAGTTCCTAAATCAAGGTAAGCGCCTGAAATACCATTGTTGGTATTACCTGCTGCATACACTTGTTTAAAAGTTACTCCAACTGCAGTTGTTCCTAGAGCAGTTCCTGTAGATTTAACAAGGTACAATTGGTTAGGGTCAGTTATTACATACGCCTGAATTTCACCTTGAGCGATATTCGTTTGTGAGTAAAAATTTGACCATTTTGGTTTTTTTGTTGATGGGTCTGATTCTATCAAGCAACCATTGAATACACCTAATACACTAGATAGAGCTGCAGTATCTACTACGATAACTCCACCTGTTGCATTAAGTTTAACAATGTCTCCTTGGAAAATAGACGAGCTGTAGTTGTCCACGATCACATATTGATCTTGTCCGCCTGCAGCTGGGTTCCCACCAAGTTTGCCTAGCGGTCTAAAACCGTAAGCAGCTGTTGAGTTTGCCATATTTATTTTCTCCTTAAGTTTATTTTACTTTTTTTGGGTAGGAATTACTAAATAATTAGTTTTTCTTTGTACCACCAAAAGTTACACGAGTTTGCCTCTCTTTGCTGATCGGCATACTTGGGTGCTGTTCCTTAAAAGGATCGTTTGCAATAGCTTCTTCTCGTTCTTGAGTTCTTTTTGCAAAGTACTCTTCGCGAGATTTTGCGATCTCTTCAGGTATCCTAGCCAGCAATAGGCCGCCAACTCCTATGACTCCTGCGTATTTTCCGTCTTTGACTGATGGGTAATTAGAGTCAGGATATTCATCCGCTCTAACAAATTCCCAACCAGATCTCAATTTACCTGAAACGTTCTTCGTGTCATCGAAGCCAACGCTTTCGGCTCTTATCCATCTGTGTCTAAATCCGTCTGGCGCAGGTGGTGCATCCAGAGATGATGGTGGAGTCCAAACTTTAGGTCTATCATTTTTGACCCTAGTTTCGCTCGCACGGGAAGTCTTAATTGTGTTTTTGTCTTTTTCCATATGCCTATACCTCCTTCGTGGTTAAATGTTTCGCATATTCTTCGAGTGGCACACCTAATCTTTTAGCAATTGCTACTTGTGATGGTGTGAGTCTCACAGTTTTTTTGCGTCCTGTTTGGCTTGGACGTTTAGCCGAAGCTACATTCTGTACAGGTTTATTTGTACTTTCTGTAGATATGTCCTCTTTTATAACAAATTTATGCGGAAACTCAAGTCTTATTCTCTTGTCAATTTCTGCATAATAATCGTCACTTCTAGGGTCAAATCCTTCTTCTTCAACAAGTTTTTTATGTAAATCAAACGCAGTATAAGTCATTGCTGAATCATTACCAAACCAATTATTTCTAGAAGCCCAACTTTCTGCTTTAGGATCAGCTTGTGGTGTTTGATTTGTTTGTTGAGGAGTTATTGTAACTTCTTTTTCTCTTACAACATCTTGTTGAGTAGATTTAAGAGCACCTAATCTAGCTGCTTCTAAAGTTAACTCTGCAATTTGTTGTTGAGCTGAAACTTGAGCATCAATGTCTCCTGCATTAATAGCTGATTTAAGAGCTACTTTTGCATTATCTAAACTAGATTTAACTCTGCTTTCAAATTCAGAAACATATCTTTGATCTGTTCTAGATAATCTTGATTCAATCTGATCTTTTTCTCTTTTAACAGAATGAGCAAAATTAATAGCTTCTTCTCTTTGTCTTTCAGCTTCTCTAATTTTATGAGTTAGTTTAGCAATACGTTTTTTAACGCCTTCACTATACTCCTCAAGTTCGTCTTTTTTAGTTTCAACTTTAGGTTTTTCTTGAACCTTCTCTTCTTTAATTTCAACAGCAGGTTTTTCTTCCTCTTGTTGAACTTCTATTTTCTCTTCTGCAACGGCTTTCGTCTGCTCGTTGTTGTCCAATGTAACTTCAGCGCCTTCTTCCTCGCCGACATCTATCATTGGTTCTTTTTTCTTATCTTCCATTGGCATAGTGCCTCCTATGTTTAAATATGATGAAGAACATCTTCAGGATTTTTTATAGTCCCAAGTACTTCGTCATCGTTTAGTAGTCGCACTTCTCCACCCTCTATTGGTAATCTTGAACCCGCATAGCGAGCAAAAATTACCCAATCTCCTTTTTTACACCATGGACCTGTTGGGTATCTTTCTTTATCGTGATACGCTAATGGTCCAATTTTAAGAACATAACCACAATTTGTAGCTATTCTTAATTTGTCTAATGATTCTTGTGCAATAATAATTCCACCTTTTGTTTTATCTTTAGGTGTAAATGGTAATACTAATAATCTCCAACCTGTTGGATTTGGTAAACTATCAACTAAAGATTCAGATATATTTTCTGCTCTTATAGTTTTATCTTCAATTTTTTTATTTTCTTCTTGATATTTTTCTTCTAAACCTAGAACTGTTTTAGGTATTTCAGTCGAGTTTAATAACGTTTCCTTGCTCATTTTCCTTAAGCTCCTTTTTGTTTAGCAGGTTAGAGATTTCCTGTAATAAAAATTCGTATGTACGAATTTGTCCAAGTATATACTTGTAATCGGCCATATTGTCAACCCCACCAGAAGTGACCATTGTGGTCAAATTAGTTAGTTGAGTTTTCATGTATTTTTGTAATTTACTTGCTACGTCTACATCTTCCATCTTCTTCTCCTTTTGTTAGTTATATTAACAATTCCACTTACGTAGAGATTTATTAATTCTTGAATTTGGGTCTCTTGCAGTTTTTGCAGAGGTTAATCTTTTCTTCATCCCGCTCATGCGCGCGCAGAAAGATTTTCTTCTATTAGCTGCTTTTGATCCTTTTTTTAATTTACTTGGTTTAGTAGTTACTGCCATAGATAATTTAGAACCAGGATTTGCGGCTCTATAAGATGCAATACCTTTTCTATTTAATCCACCCGCTGGATTTTTACCTTCTTTACGTTGCCATGCAGGAGTTCTACCACCTGATGCCATCATAACTCGACCGTGTCCTCTTAATGCAATATCAGCCATTATTTTTTCTTCCTTTTCTTACCAGCAGCTACGCAATTAGGAACTAATCTATTTCCTTTTTTCTTCATACCTTTTTGTTCGTAACCTTTCCAACAAGTTCCTCTTGGCATTATACTAATCCTCCGCTACTCATTTTTTTACGTTTTGAAAATGTTGCAACATTTGTAGGTTTAGGTCCTGTATTACCAGCGGCTCTTTTTCTTGCAACTGCAGAACGTCTTTGACCTTCTGACATTGCTCTAGCTTTTGCTAGTGGTACACATTTTGGATAACCTTTTCTTTTTTCACCTTTAGATCTTCCGCATGGAGCAAAAGAACCATCTTTACGTTTAGAACCAATGTCTACCCATTTCTCTTGAACCCATTTACGTAAGCTCATATTAATATTTTTTTGTAACTTTTCTTCTGTTTTCTAATACACCACCACAACCTTTAGCGATGCCACCTTGTTTATAATTAGATACCATTTTTCTCTCTTGAGAAATACTACCACCACCCATTTTCTTTTTTCGTCCACCAGGAACTATTTTACCTGAACATACTGCGCTCGCATACATGTTCGCGTACGCGCTCGGGTACACTTTAAATTTTGCTTTTGCAGCAGCTTTTCCTCTTGGACAAAGTTTAGCCATTACTTCCAACCTTTTTTAGCAAGTTTAGGGATTCCTTTTTTAACAAGTCCACCTTTTTTATATTCTGATTCTGCTATAAACTCATCACCTGAAGATGCTTGACCAGCTTCTTTTGGATATTTTAATCTTCTATCTCTAATTTCTTGAAGATCTTCTTTTGCTTTTTGAATTCTTTTTGGATCTCCAAGTTTCTCTTCCATTTCTAAAATTTTTTCTGCTCCTTCTTCATTTTTGAAATTTAATTTATTAGTTTCACCTACGTTTTTAGATATAGAAGCTTTTAATTTAGTTATTTTATTACTTTTAGGTTTTACTCCTCTAATTACGCTAATACCTTTTAAAATAGTGCCTACCATTATCTTTTACCTTTCATCATTTTACCTTTTTTCTTTTTAGACATTTTAGCAGTTATCATATCTGCTTTACCACCTTTTTTAAAAGCTTGTCCCATTCCGCCTTTAGCAATTCCACCACCTTTTAACATTTGTGCTCTTGGTCGTATTTTATAATCGTTTCTCATTTTATCTCCTTATCCGTTTTCTTGTTGTTTATTCGCAGCTGGTTTGTTGGCTATTGTTCTAGCAACTGATTCCGCACTGCGTCCCACGACGTAACCGCCCAAACCTATCTGGAGAAGACCCCAAACATCGCCAGGCAATTCAAAGGAGATAACAGCTCCTGTGAATATCTTTACAACTGGTCCTAGAATATAATTCCAGACCAAAATAAATATTAATACATACATTAACAGGGGCCTCCAGCTCGATGCAAAAGCACCCGCTTTGGCCTCTGCCTCAATAATTTTTGCCGCAGCTTGTAATTCTTGTGTATTAGATTGTAATAATTGTGTTTGTAATTGTGCTTTTAATTTTTCTTGTAGATCTTTATCAGGAACTGACTTTTCAATAGTTGAAAAAAGAATCTTTGCGAGAGGTGCTACAGCTCCTAACATTTGAATCATGGTTTAGTACCACTTTGCTTTTCTTTTCTTATCAGCTAGCATTCTTCTTTGACCACCAACTTGATCTACTTGAGTTTCTTGTGGGTTAGTCATTTCAACATCAATTCCACCTTTTAAAGTTCCGTCAGAATTTGTAAATTGTGCAAAGTCTACTTGAGTTCCATATGCTGATCTTGAAGATGAACTTTCATTAGAAGTTACTGAACCACCTTTTGCATATCCTCTAGATTTTCCTGCTTCAGATAGTGCAATAGCAATTGCTTGTTTAGGATTTTTTACAACTGGGCCTTTTTTTCCAGAGTGTAATTCACCTTTTTTAAATTCTCTCATTACCTTACCAATTTTTTTTTGACTTTTGTCCATATTTTTTCCTATTAGTTAGTTCTTTGCTTATTTTGTTTTGCAAGAGAAACTCCAGCACGCAGTTTAGCTAATTCTGCGTTTTGTTCAAGCTTATTTTCTTCATTATTTTGATTCATTAAAGCTTTTAGCTTGTCTAAATTGATCCTATCTTCAGCTTCTTTGCGTTTTTGCTCATTTTCTATAGCTCTTAAGTCAACTTCACGTGCTTTTAGCTTAATTAATGGATCAGAATCAAATTGTCCTATGATTTTATTCTCTTCATCAGCATAATCTTTAGTCATTTCAGCTATCAATTGAGCTTTTCTAGCTTCAATTTGAATAGTTATACGCTGAATTTGTTGTTGAGCTTGTGGATTCATCTGTGCTTGTTGTTGAAACATAGGTAATTGTTGTAATTCTTGTATAAATTCTACCTGAACTTGTTCTTGAGCCATGATTGAAATGTGTTCAAGTATATTTTTTTGAATTGCCATAACAACTGGAGGATTATTTCTAACCATGTTTAATTGTACAAAGTTTAAATGTGCATCAATGTGAGCTTTATGATCTTGTCCTGCAAATGCTTGAAATGGTTGAGAAGCCATTGCAGTAATATGTTCTAAACTTGGGTCCATCGGCATAGGTTGTTTTGGTGATGGAAGAATTAAATCTATATTTTTTGTTCCCATCGCTTCATACATTGCTCTGTATGCTTGATAGATATCATGAATCTGTGGATTAGATTGAGCAAGTTGTAATTGAGTTTGTGCCAAACTAATTCTTTGTGATTGTGAAAATATATTTGGATCTGCAATAGGAAGAATATCTATTTTCTCATCAAAGTCAGTTTGTTTAATTTGTCTTTCACCACCTACTACATCGTATGGATAAACTGGTGGTAAGTATGTAGCAAATACATTTGCTAGTAATTCAAATTCATTTTTAAGTGCTCCGTAAATTCTTTTGTGTATAGCTGACATCACACGCGATCCACGTTCCAATAATGCCATAGTAGTACCCACGGCTGCTTGTTGGTTCATATCACCTACTTGTGCATCTGCAATAGATGCAAATCTTTGTCCTGCTTCAACAACAACACCCATTAATGTTAATAATGTTTGATCTGGTCCTTTAAACGGAAGAGGCATAAACGCATCACGGAGATTTCCTCCTGGTGCATCTACGTCTCTAAATTCTCCTGGCTGAATTGGTTGTGCATCATCTCTAACCCTAATACCACGCATTTTAAATCCAGCTGGTAAATTAGCTAAAGTTCCAGCATCTAATAACTGTCTTAAAGCTGATGTTGCAGTTCTAGATAGTCCACCAATCATGTGAATTAAACCAAATCCATAGAATCCTAAACCTGGTAAAAATTTAAAGTGTACAAAGTAATTAGTTCTAATTTTTAATGGATCATCTGATTTATAATTACGTCTAATA